GTCTAGCATTATAAGACGTTTACGACCAGTACCATCATCCGCTCCGGTTGTTTTTAATACTGGAGTGTTTGTGGTGTTGTTTGTTGGAGCAAGTGCATGAACTGCTTTATTATGCTTAGTGCGCATAACTGCATTTTTGTGCTTTTCCTGTACAAGTCTGATTTTGTCATAAGCGATATTTTCAATTTCCTCCTGAGTGACTTTTGTAGCTTCAGTCACAAAAGTGTCTAATGAAATAGGGATATTGCCATCCGTTTGACTTGCATATCCAATCGGATACGTTACATTATTGATGAATACTTTCGGATCAGCTCCGACATCTACCAAATTGATAGTTTCGTTTTCACCTCTAGCTGCTGTGACATATCTTGACTCGTCAGGGATTTCATTTAAAAAGCTTGCTTCTTCAGTAGCTTTGAAATCCTTAACAAGCACCTCTGTCCAAATTTGTTGATTTAATCCTGACATTTTTCTGCGTGTTTAAATTGTGTTTTTCGTTTTATATTAAGTGATTAAGCCTGATCATTACTCTTTGTAATCAACACCAAATTTTTCCTTGAATAAAGCTGCAAAAGCATCAGGATCAGACGTTTTCATGGATTCCAATGCTTTCGGGTTTTCAGCCTGATATTTGTCCCAGTTCCATCCTTCAGCAGCAACAACTCTTTGCGTACTTGTTGCTGTGGTAATTTGTGCGGTGATTGGTTTGTGAGGTTTTAAACCGTTCAAAACTGTCTCAAGAGCTTTGACTGTGGTGTTTTTTCCAATTGGCTCATAAATCTCTTTACGTTGCTCTGCTGTGATTGTTTTGTCAACATTCTGAGCTTTGTCAAGTAGTGCAGTGATTTGTGCCTGTTTTTGAGTTTCAAGTCCAGCCTTTAAGTTATCATGTGCTGTCTTTTCATTTTCGTACATTGTTTTCCACTCATTTGTTTGTACAGTTACATGAGACTGAATAGCAGAGATCACAGCCGTATCAGATGACTGGCCGTTAACTCCTTGTAATCCTAATGTTTTTATAACATCTTTTTTCATCGTTACATCGTTTAAATTTAAATTTTGACTCGGTGTTGTTTTAGCTACTGGCTGTGAGTCCTCAATTTTTAGGCAAGCAGCAAATTTGTTATATATTTCCTCTGATCCGATAGCCTCCGGATCGTCAATGTCTATGTCTAAAGTGGCAAGCGGATCAATGATCTCGTCAATAAGTCCAGCTTGTTTTGCCTGTTCAGCACTAAACCAATTATCTCCCACAAGCCACTCCTTTACTTTTTTAGGTTTTAGGCCTGTTTTAGATACCAATAGTTGTATAAATTGCTTTTCAACTTCTTGGAGTAGGTTAGCGTTGTTTAAATGATCTTTAGCAGTTCCATAAGTGCCTCCAGTAGCCGCATGAATCATCATAAATCCATTGCTTACCTGTTTACGAGTTTGACCGGCCTGTGAGAGAATAGCTCCCATACTTGCACCTACTCCGACAATAGTGGTGTTTATTGTAGATTTTGCAGTAATTAGCGCATTGAAAACCATGTTACCATCAAAGACTGATCCTCCGTAGGTATGGAGAAACACCTCTATCACTGGATAAGTACCATCTAGTTTTGCAAATTCACTCAAAAATCTTATACCGTCCCCGTGGTATATGTATCCATAAATATGGATGTTATTCTGATCTACTTTTACAATCATTTTGTGAGTTTTATAGGTCAAAAATGCATACTTATATAGAGGGTGACAACTTTGTTGAGATGCCTTGTGTATTTCTTTGGAAGGGTTGGGAAACTATCGCATTTCATTGATACTGTTTGCGAACTTTGAGTTCGCAAACACATTGAAACATATGGGAAGATTAACAAATGAAAAGCTCAGAGCCTTAGCAGAAAGAATGTTTATCGAGGACGGTAAAACAGCAAAAGCAATTGCTGAAGAACTTGAGATAACACCTCAAACAGTTGGGCGATGGCGAAAAGGAAAAACAGGGGAAAAAAGTTGGGATGTTCGTAGAGCTGAGTTGTTATCCGCACCTCATAAGCTTAAAGAGATTTTATCAAAAGAGCTAACAAGTATAGCAGAAGGAAACAAGCCAAGTATTGACTCAGATGCACTCTCAAAGGTTAGCAAAGTACTGGAAAGCGTTTCCGGGAAAGTTTCTACGCAAATCGTTTTAAGTGTTTTCAAGGAATTTGATAACTGGATGGCCGAGAATGATACGGAGACTGCTATACTGTTTTTGGATTGGCACAAAAAATTCATCTTATATAAAGCCTCTTTAGAATGATAGATAAAAAGACTGAGAAATTAATACAGAACTATGAGGCGCACTGTAAGAAGATCAGACAAGCCACTACGATCAATGTCAATGAAACGGCAAAGGAAAAAAATGCACGTATCAAAGACCTTGAAAAAGACTATGTGAAATGGTTTGAGTATTATTTCCCAAACTATGCAAAAAAGCCGTGCGCATGGTTTCATAAACGCATGGCCAAACTGATCATAAAACACAAGATCATAAATCTTTTAGGAGAGATTTATCGATCCGGAGCAAAGTCTGTCCATTTGGGCATGGGTATACCTTTATATCTATACTTTACAAAAGACTTGTTTTATATGCTTCTTATTGGTCAAACTGATCCAAAAGCAAAAAAGCTCATCGGTAAAATACAGGCACAGCTCCAAAACAATCAAAGACTTGTCAATGATTACGGTAAGCGTTTCAAATTTGGTGACTGGTTAACAGGTGATTTCACAACCACAGACGGCGTGAAGTTTAAAGCGATGAGTATAGGGCAGTCTCCTCGTGGAGAAAGTGAGGAAGAAAATCGCCCGGACTATATTCTCATCGATGATGTTGATACTAAAAAGCGTTGTAAAAATGATCTACTAAGTAGAGAGGCGTATGATTGGGTTTGGGAGGATTTACGTGGGACATTTGATGAAGGAGGCGAAAGGCAACGCTTTATTGTTGCAAACAACAACTTTCACCGCAACACTATTATAAACCAGCTCAAAAAGGAGTTTAAAAGACTCATCAAACAGGCAAAAGAGTACGGCGATGAAATTGAGCATTTTATCATCACAGTCCCAGCAGTTAAGGACTTGGTATCCTTTGAGCCAAACTGGCCGGAGAAAACAAGCGCAAAGTATTGGAGGAAAAAATATAGAAATACTCCATATCGATCCTTTATGCGTGAATACATGCACAAGCAAATTGTTGAAGGTGTAATTTTTAAAAATGAAATGATTCTATACAAACCAAGATTGCAATTGCGTCAGTATGATGGGCTTGTGATGTATGGAGATTTATCATACAAAGATAAAGGAGATTTTAAAGCCATGATGTTCATAGGCAAATACAAAAGAGAGTACCACATTTTAAAAGTATTTAATCGTCAAAGCTCACGAGCCTTATGTGCTGAGTGGCTATACAATTTATATGAAGATTGGAAACTTGAAAAATACAATATCGAGTATTATATCGAGGGACTTTTCGCGATGGATGAGTTTGTCAATGATTTTGATTCTGAAGGAGACAGACGAGGATATCATATCGCTGTGGTTGCTGATAAACGACCAAAGACAGATAAAACGGATCGAATAGAATCCATGACAGGACACTACAACCGTAAAAGCATTTTTATTGATACAGCTTTGGAAAACGATCCTGATACAATGCTTTATTTGGAACATTTACTCGCTTTTGAAAAAGGGAGCGGCACACCTGATGATGCTCCTGATGCTCAACATGGAGCGATTTCAAAGCTTAACGCTGTGACTTTTGTATCACAGTTTGAAACAGTTCTTACCTCAAGAGCTGAAGATATTAACAGAAACCCTAAAAGATTTTAAAATGGCAGGATTTATAAAAGATGAAGATTACTCAGCACTGATCAGAGATGAGATCAAAGACATGCTTTTACAAGATGATAAATATATGGAGCTTTTAGAAGCAGAGCAGGAGAACTATGCACAGACTAAAAAGCTTACGGCTGAAGGGATGGCCATATCGCAAATCAAAAATTATCTTTTTGGCAGGTATGATGTTGATGAGATTTTCACACCTTATGAGGACACTGATACGGTTGATCCTAGAAACAAGCACATAGTAATGATTACTATTGATTGCACATTATACCATTTATACACCTCATTAGCACCAAACAAAATCCCGGAGCATCGTAAAAACAGATATGGTGATGCACTGAGCTGGTTAAAAGATGTTTCTCGTGGTAACATAATGGCCAATCTACCAAAGAAAAAGGATGATAATGGAAACGATTTATTTGGTTTTAGTATCACATCAGAATATTCTAACGAGGATAACAGATGGTAAAACTGTTTAAACACTGTTTAATTTCAATTTTAAGAGCTTTTAATAATTTTTATATATGAGTATATCAACAAATAATAATTCGTGTAAAATAGGGCGTGTATATGGTTTTCCAAAAACTGAAGCGGCTGGCAAAGGATTTAACGCAAGGGATATCGATAATGTAAAAGGGATTATTGATAAAATGGTCGAACAGTACAAAGATCGAAGCCGTAAAGACATTCAGAAATGGAGAAAAGCTCTGCAAATGGCTGACCATCCTGAAAAACCAAAGTTAAACTTTTATCATGATCTGATTGATGATCTGATGACTGATGGACACCTTCAGGCACAAATACAGTTACGTGAAAACTCTACTTTAAACACAGAGTTTGCTGTGTCATCTCCGGATGGTACTATCAATGAAGAAGCTACAAACTTATTTCGACAAGAGTGGTTTTATGAATTTATCAAGGAGGTTATTGGACAAAAACTGAGAGGGACAAAAGTAGCAGAATTTCAAAGTTTTGCAGGAAATAAAGTGAGTTTTGGTATAATACCACAGCGAAATGTAGTACCAAGATTAAAAGCGGTATACACAGACTTAACGAAAGACGATGTTATTTTTTATAACGATCCATTTTATGAGAATTGGATCATTCAAATAGGAAAGGACAGAGAGCTGGGCATCCTTAACAATATCGTGCCAAATTTGATTTGGAAAAGAAATGTGATGCAGGCATGGGCTGAGTTCTGTGAGCGTTTTGGATTGCCAATGGTTTCGGCTACTACGAATAAGTACGACACAGAAACGATCAATAAAATTGATTATATGCTGAGTCAATTAGCTCAGGCCTCAAGAGGTGTTTTTCCACAAGGGACATCTGTAGAATTTAAAGAAGCAAATCGCACAGACGCATACCAAACCTTTGACAAGTTTTGTGAGCGAAATAATCGTGAAATTAGTGAGCCAATCGTAGGAGGTACGATGCTAACGGATGACGGAAGTAGCCGCAGTCAAAGTGAAGTACATGAGCGTAATTTGGATGATAAAATAGCGGTCGCAGATAAACGCTCGATTGTATTTCTTGTCAATGATTGCCTGATCCCATTGCTAGTAAATCAGGGCTATTCCTTTTTTAAGGAGGGCGACCGTTTTGATTTTTTGAAATCTCATAATTTAGAGCTTGACAAGTTTTGGGAGATCACTAGCGGAGTAATGCAAGAGTATGAGGTGGATGAGGACTGGCTTTCTAATACTTTCAGCATTCCGATCGTTGGTAAAAAAAAAAGCCAGCAGTTAACTCCTAAAGCTGAAAATCATCTCGACATTATTGGTCAGATTGATGGTATAAACTTTCCAAATTATCCGACAACATCCTGCTGTGATAAGCATGCCATTTATGCAGCCAGCAGCAAATTTGAAATGCTCATGAATAAATACCATAATGAGCTGCTTAGAGCGATTTGGGATAAATCACCAACACTCTCAGCACAGGTGAGAATCATAGCGCATGAGACTGCTGAGCTGGTTAGAGGATTGTTTCAGGGATGGTCAGATCGTAGGCTCTCGATTGGATACAATGCTCCGGATCATTTAGCAATGCAGCTCATGGAGTTCAACCTGATTGAGTTTGCATCATCAAAAACAGAGGCGAGGCTTGCATCGATGTCGCAGCTACTCATCGACAAAGACGCTTTAAAAATTCGATCCTTTGCCGACTTTAAGAGAGAGGCAGAGAAAATCTCAACGGCATTTAATAAGACTTATTTAGAAACTGAGTACAACCTTGCCGTATCCACTGCACAAGGTACTGCTCAGCAAATTAGATTTTTAGAAGAAAAAGACACTGTTACTAATTTGGTAAAATATCAAACGGTTGGAGATAGTAAAGTAAGATCAGAACATCAGGCACTAGATGGACTTGTTTTTGATTTAAATGATAATGAAACCTTAGACATTTGGACTCCGAATGGATACGGTTGTCGTTGTGAATTTATACAACATTTAGATGATGGAAATACAGTGATAAGTACTGCAAGTATAGCCAAGAAATTGCTTGGTGAGAAGTTCATAGGATCAGCATTTGATGTGAACCGTGGAAATACAGGGCAAGTCTTTACAAAAAAACAGTTTTACAGCTCAACAAAAGGACTCAATAAAAAACTTGGTTCAATGCGCTTTGATAAGGTGTACGGTCTTGAGAGCTGGACAGTATTTAAACAGCGTTTAAACACTATTAAACTCGATCAAAGTATCACAGGGAGAAATGTGTCGGAGTTATTCAAAGCGGACGGCAAACAGGGCAAAAATGATTTTATGGGCTTCACTGATTACCTGAAGCGTAAAATCATTTTGAAAAAGAGTGTTTTCAACACCAATATAAAAGGGAAATATTTGAATGCTTCAGAGCAACGTCACCGCATTTTTCCACACCTGTCAACAATCATTAAGAGTCCGGATGAAGTATGGATACATTCTCACAGCGAAACAAAAGGAACTTTTGGAGTGCGATATATCAAATTTTATAAAGATAAAGTGATTCTTGTTGAGACTATGCTGGGAGACAATAACATGGAGATTGTAAAGTGGCATGTAATGAAATCAAAAGAGGCAGAAATCCGAAAGGGATTGCTGATCAAATAATCAAGTGTTAAACACTAATAAAGAAACAATATGAGTGCAACATCAAAACTCACCTTATTGATGGAGTTAAAAAACAAACTCTTTAACAATAAGCTTGCTGAGACTCAGAAGAAACTCGGAAAGGCCACCAGTAAAATGAAAGGCAAAATAAACAAGCTCAAAGGATCAACGGTCAGAGCTTTTCAGACTATGAGAGCCGAAATCCCTCTTTTTGGTCGTGCTATGGATTTGCTGGGAAATCCGTATACGCTGATAATTGCCGGAGCTTTGGCACTGGTCACGGTGTTCGGCAAAGGCTATTCTGAG